TTCGCATCCCATAATTCTATGAGATATTCACCTTGAGGAATATTAATATCCTTAAAGACTTTAAAGTTTCGGTTACTCGCATTTGGGCCTTTTGCCATATTTCCTCCTTTTTTGTTTCAGATTTAAGGCAGCAATATTATAATCGATTTGAGAATTTATTGCAAAAAAATTGTGAGATACCCCCCATATATATTTACGCACCCTACCCCCAAAGGGTATCAAATTTTCAGAAATCAAGGTTATTCGCAATGTTGCCACAGTTATAAAACGCAATCGAACCTTTGGGATTTATAAATTAGTATCTCATCTTCCACTTTTTAGATAACTTCTTAATCATAGCCTGGGCCTCTTCCTTCTTATTCCTGGGCCTAGTTACCTTATTTATTGCGTCTTTAAAGAAGTATATCGTAGCTGGTGCATCCTTATTGTTATCTCTTCTCCATTCTATAATTTGTTTGATCTTGGCAATAGCTGTCGGAGGATGCAAACCTTGGTTGATCCAATCTTCTACAACTTTTACTTGTTTCATATCATATTGTTTGTGCTGTCCGAATATTTCTTCGGTTAATTTAATAAACTGATTTAATATCTCTACTGCCTTTAAGTATATATTAGTACTGTTACCTATGTTGTTATGTAGTCGCTCTGAATGAATATCTACATATGCATTGGGTGCATATTTATTCTTATCAGTTATTCCTTTAGATGAATATTCTTTCTTCCCCCCTTTAATAGGTTTCTCATCCTTTTTACTCTTCGGATATACCTCCACCTTCGGTTTCTCTTCAAAAGATCTATCAGTAACAGTAGCTGTAGCCCTCGCATCTTCTTCACTCACCTTTGTATCAAATACCATAAAATACTTATTCCCCTTTAGCCCAGGATGTTTCTTTGCGTATCGTATATAATCCCATTCAATTAGTTTTTTAATGTGCTTACTTATAGTGGATTGAGTGATATGTAAATCTCTAGCAATGGTACTTTGATTGGGCCAACAAACACCTTGCCTGGATGTATAATTACCGAGTGCAGCCAGAACTCTGAAGATAGCTGGATGCTTTTTAAATCGAATATCTATTACAGCTCGTTGAGGCAAAACACAAAAATGTCCTGGAGTTTTACCTTTACCATAATGAACTTTATTTTTCTGTTTTTCTTCTGGCATTCTTATTCAGTTTCATTTTTAATTCCTCATAATCAGCCCAAAGCTCTAATCCCAAATCCGATTGTAAAGACCAATGTTTAGATCTCTTATCTTTTAATTTCTCGTGATATAAAACTGTTGTGTGATCCTTATGTACGCAGCTCCTTCCAATATGGGCCTTGCTATGTTTAGTTAGATCCAGGCATAAGTTTATATACAATGATCTGGGCCTTACAAGCTCGGCAATTCTGCCTCCGGATGTTAATTGATCTGGAGTTATCTGGTACTTAAAACACACAGCCTCCAATATATCTCGCAGCCATATCCTTGGTTCCTTATTATATTTAGGCTTATACTTGAGCTTGGATCGTAACAATTCCAATTCCTCCTGGAGCTTTTCAATTCGATGCTCCATATTAAATACTTTATTCTGGAGTGTTTTTTGATCTCTTTCCTTCTTCTCTTTTTCAGTTACCGGAGCTTTCATTACTTTATATGGTCGAGTATCTACTATCATAGAACCACCACCAGCATATACAGCGATAAAATAACAAAGAAAGATAAGCTACAAAAGATGATTAAAAATATATTATTCATTTTTTAGGATCCTTCTTAAAATCAACTACATTACCTGGTTTCTTTTTCTTTTTCTTATTCCATTCATCCCAGAACTTCTGGCCCACTAATTCTATTATATCCTCCTCCGGCATTTTAGCTTTAAGCATTCCATCAATATCCCAATTAGGTTTTGGTTTAGGTTTGGGCCTGGCTTTAGCTGCTTGAGTTTTCTTCTGATGTTCTTCTACCAACTTGATTAGATAGTTGATATAGTTTTGAGCTTTTTTTAAATCGTTTAAGCCTCCCTTGAGCCTCCACCTGGATATGTACTTCACAATGTTGCCTTCATTGTAGCCCAGGTTGTTTTTAGTTATATAATCTCTTGGCTGTATTGCTAATTGATTATAATGCTTTGGATCTATTGGATCTGACATTGTTATCTCCTTTTTTAATTTGATAGTGAGGTTTTGAATTTAGCACCAATTCTACAGCATCTGTTATAAATTTAACCATAGATACTCGGTGCTTTTTAGCCTCTTTTTGGAGCTTTCCCTTCAATTTAGTGGAAATCTTCAGATAAATAGGTGTTAATTGAGGTTGCATTTTTTTTCCTTTTTTTTAATTTAATGTATTGACTTATATATATTGAATATATATATCTATCAATATGAACAATATAAGACCAACAACAAGAAATAACAAAGGGAGGAAAAATGGCTTATAAACATTACTTGCGTTCAACTAGAAACTTATATTACATCGAGGAAAAACCAGGAGTAAGAATTTATTATTCTTATGTAACTCCTGTTGCTTTTTTAGCAAATGGTGTTCTTAAAGTTTCTGAAAACAGATGGTCTGTAACTACAGGCAGACATTTAACTTGGATTGATGGAGGAGCAAAGAAAGACAGATTACCTCACGATCAATTCAAAAAAGAGTTGGAGGATATTAAGGGCCAACAATCAAAACAGCCGGATATTTTAAAAACAGTTTCAACTGTTTCTGCTTTATTTGGCATTATATCTGATCACCAAAAAGATAAAGAAGGGAAAGTTAAATTCCAGAAGAGATTTTTTGAGAAGGTTCCTGGTATTCAATTTCCAGAAGATTGGGATCAGTTACCAACTGAAGAAAAAGAGAAGAGGTTAAAAAAAGTTACTGAAGAGGGATTAAAAAAAAGATGAACTTTAGAACTTGGCTAACTAAAAATAAACTAAAGTCATCAGATAAAATGGTGGGAGATCTGCGTGTGTTAGCAGATACTTCCACTTTTAGATATATCTCCAGGAATGGTTTTAATTCTGATGATGTAATTATTAGAATGATTGAAGATGGTTGGATATTTCAAAATCCAAACACTCCTCCAGAATTTACATTCGATGTTGTTCTGGATCATTTTGATAACAATCCAACACTAACTTAATAGGAAATATAATTATGAAATATGTAGCTTACTATAGAGTATCAACTAAAGACCAAGGCAAAGATGGTTATGGTATCCAGGATCAAGAGAAGGTTGTTGAAAGATATGTTGGTAACAATGAATTGATTGCATCTTTTAAAGAAACTGAAAGTGGATCTAAAAGTGATAGACCGGAACTATTAAAGGCCCTGGCATTATGTAAAAAAGAAAATGCAACATTAGTTATAGCAAGATTAGATAGACTTGCTCGTAACTTATACTTTGTTGCTAAATTACAAAACAGTAAGATTGATTTTGTTTGTTGCGATATACCAGATGCTAACAAATTTACTATTCAATTACTTGCTGCTGTAGCTGAACAGTATTTAGATACATTAAGAAAAAATACTAAAGCTGCCCTGGCTATTGCTAAAAAGAATGGAGTGCAATTAGGCAATCCAAAAAATCTTAAACAAGCAAGTATTAAAGGTAACAAAGTTAAGCAACAACAAGCAGATCAATTCGCAATTAAGATTAATGAAATTATTAAAAGTATCAGAGCTGCTGGATTAAATACACTCCAGGAAATTTCTGTTGCTTTAAATAATAGAGGTATCAAAACTTATAATGATGGAGTTTGGTATCCTACAACAGTAAAAAACATCATAGAAAGAGGAGGTGTGTAATGGTTAAAAGATCCTGGTGGAGCTTAAAGATAAACGACTATCCAAACTATGATCCTAATGATGCTGACCTTGAACATATTGCAGAACAAATTAAACAAGGAAATCATCAAGGAGAATTAATACAAGAAAAAGAAAAGGAGGTGTGTAATGGATCATAATGATCTAAAAGCAAGTGAGTTTAATAAAATAGTTGGTCGGAGAATTTTAAAGCAAAGACTAAACAAAAAATTAACTCAAACAAAACTTGCTAAACGACTTTTCGTAACTTTTCAACAAATTCAAAAGTACGAAAAGGGAGTAAATGGTGTGAGTGGTTTTAGACTTAAACAACTTTCACTAGCATTAGAGGTTCCTGTTAATTACTTTTTTGATTATCCAATAACAGTAATTGATGGAAAGCTGTGTTCTTCTAATGTTCCTGTAGATAATAACCAAAATGTGTCTAAAAGAGAACCACAAGATAAACAATTAGACACCAATAAAGAGAGGTCTGAATGAAAATATTGAAATCTATTTTTGAAGGATTGGTTTTTCTAGCTTGTATTGCTATGATTTATTTCTTCACAATATTTTTGTGTGCACTTTCAGATAAGTGTTACTACTACTATTTTCCTGGAGCAATTTAATGCCTGTAAATAAAGTTTATACATCATTAAAAAATTATGAATTAGGATCTAGTAAGATAGTAAATTTAATCAGAGGTGTTGAAGGTTATACAAGTTTCCAAACTCCCAATGAAGTTTTGGAAAGAGCCATCAAAGAGCTCAAAGGAGAGGAGGTTACTGATGACATAAGTAACTTACCTAAAGTCAAGGCTGGTACATATTTAGAACCAGCTATACTTAATCTTTTCTCCCACGACTTAAAAGAAATCTGTGAAGAACAACAAGCTACATTTAAAATTGATGTTCCGGATCAAGGATATTTTTTTAAAGTTAAGGGAGGAAAGATCGGCAGTTCATTAGATGCTAAAATAAAATTTAGCAAAACAATAAGTCTATTGGATCACAATAATGTGGAACATAAACTATCCGGAGTAGGTAATATTGAAATTAAAAACTTCTCCGGTGCTGCTACAGATCCTGTGCCCTTATACCAGGAGTTTCAACAACAATCACAGTTGCTGACAACTGCAAGTAATTTTTCCCTTTTAGTTAGATTGGTTAAGGGCTGGGATCTACAATGGTTTGTATATTTTCCAGATAAAAAGATACAACAGCTATTAATAGATGCTGCAACAGATTTTTGGTTTAGGGTTGATGGCATTATGAATGGTAAAGACTATTGGTATCCTCCAGAGAATACCAAAGAGGCATCCAAATTAATTAAAGGTAATGGAGTGTTGAATGCTTTTAGTATGGATGGTAACAATGAGCTCCAGAAATTAGTGGATGATTATCATTCTGCTAATGTTGCAATTAAAGCCTCTCAAGAAATTAAAGATCTCTCATCAAAAAGAATGAAAGAAATAATGGGAGAACACGAGGTTGTTAAATGTAATGATGTGGAAATTAGACATACCACAATGGAGAAAGCAAAAACTAAAGTAATAAAACTTGAAGGGCCTCCACTTAAATACAGGAGGTTCTCGGTAAAGCATAGTGTCCAAAGATGATAGAAAACATTTTCAAATTAATGCTTACTTACTTGCTAGGCAAGAGAGTGCTAAACGCATTCGACTACGAATATTGGAAAAGTTTGGTGTTGATATTGGAGTTGAATTTGTTGAAGAACTCATTGAGCTTATGGCCCTGGCTGCAATCGAGGGCCTTAAAATACAAAACCAAATATTCACTTTTCACATTAATAAAATAGGAGATAACGATGACGAACCCCCAGAAGATCCAGACGAAACAAAACATTAGACAGAAGATACATACAGTTATGAAGAATGCTGGTTATATTAAAAAGAAAAAATCTAATATGCCTTATAAATCAGTAACACATAATGATGTAACTGATGCTATTAGAAACCAATTTAATAAGGTTGGATTAATAATTATTCCATCAGTTAAAAGTAGTAATAGAGATGGTAATATTCATAGTGTTACTATGAGTGTTAAAATTATTGATGTTGATAGTGGAGAAAGTTTAGAGGTAGGAGATTATCCTGGTACAGGAATTGATAATCAAGATAAAGGTTTTGGTAAAGCTGTATCTTATGCTTTTAAATATATTCTACAAAAATTATTCCTTCTTGAGATAGGAGATGATGAAGAGGTTGATAGGAACCAGGTACAGGCAATCGATAAAGCTACTAAAATTAAAGCAGAGAGTGATAAGATATGGATACAATATCAGAATAATTATATTAGCTCTATTGTTGGAATAATTAATAATGAGAATAAAGATTATGAGGAGAAGAAAAAAGAACTTAATGATTATGTTGAAATTGAGGCTCCTAAAAAATCTCAATTAGCCAAAGAGTTACCTGGACTTCACGAACAATTAGATCAAAGAATATCAAGAGAGAAAAAAAGATTTAAAGAAATGGAGGTTAAAGATGGCAAATCTAATGGTAACTAAAAAACAATTAAGGTTATTTGATTACATTAAATCTTATCATAAGAAGGAGAGAATACCTCCTACTGTTAGAGAGATAGCAAAGCATATGGGCTGTGTTCATAGCAATGTGCATCGAATGCTCCGGTTATTAGAGAGAGATCATTTAATTAAAATACATCCAGCTAAACCTAGAGGTATTGAAATTTTAAATGGGAGTGGAAAATGATTGGTGGTCAAACTGCTCAAAAAATTTTAGTGGAATTAACTAGGATTAATAATAATTTGGAAAAGATTTTAGCTTTACAATACACTACTAATAGATTTACTGATGCTATTGTAAATAAATTAAAAGCTGATACTACTTTTATTAAGACTACAAAGGAGAAAGAACTTGAACCTATACAAGAGTAGATTTGGGAAAGACTTTGTTAAAGAGTTGATTAACGCATATGATGGAGAGAATGATGTGGTTGTTATTACTATGCCTTCTGATGAACCTAATGGAAAACCACACCAGAAATTCTATTCTGCCAATGATCCAGAATTATTAAACCTGGAACACTCACCTCATTTTCCTAGTGGAATAATAATAAAACCCTATGAAGAATATTGGTTAGATATACATAGAGATAAAGCAGAAAAAGTAATATTAAAAAATCCAAAAGAAAATACTGATGGGAATTAAACACGATCCAACTACAGGCTTACCTTCAAATGACAATTCAAGTTATGAAGAGTTGTTACAAATGTGGAGAGAAGAAAAACAAAAAAGAAAAACTGCTGAAGATACTGCTAATAGATTAGTTGAAGAGAATAATAACTATGAAACAATTAGTAAATCTCATAAAGAAATAAATGGAAAGTTACAGACAAGAGTAAGTGAATTAGAAGAAGATAATAAAAAACTATCAAAACAAATAGAAGATAAAGATAAACATATAAAACAATTAGTAGATGTAATGTGAAACATTTATGTGCAACTCTTCTACTATTATGTAGTGGTTTAAATCCTCAATTAGATGGAAGAGATTTATTTATAGAGCAAATAACAAATTGTGCATTACAATATAATGCAACAACTATTTCTTCAGAGAGAGTACCAATTCATTTAGTAGTAGCTGTTGCAGCCCACGAAAGTGCTTGGGGTAAAAGTAGATTTGCTCTTGAAGGTAATAATTATTTTGGAATTAAAACTCTATCCCAAGATCCAGATAAATATATGGTTCCTAAAAATAATAAGAAGGTTAAGCTACAGAAGTATGAAACTATGTGTAGCTCTGTTGATGGTTTTATGGAGCTGGTTACTATCTCTCCCAGGTATAAAGAATTTCAAGAGGAACTAGAAAAACAATGGCTAGTTGATAAGGTTGAATACAATAAGCTACTGTCCTCGATGTTCAGATTTTCAACTGATAAGGAATGGAAGATAAAAGTCCTGGATATTATAGGCCAAATAAAGAAATAGTG